CGTCTTTATAAGACGCAGCTGACTCAGGAAGAGTATGAGGAAATGATGGACACCATCAGAAATGCTCGCGTCGAACCCTACAAATTTAAGAAGGAGACGGTCCATTGACCTATCAGAAATCGTTCGGAGAACAAGCTAAAATCATAGAAGAGGAATTTGCTAAAAATCTGGAACATACAGTCTGGGCAAACGGCCATCAAAACCGAAGAGAACACTGGGACGTTCAAGGTACTTTAAATGGTAAACTTTCAAAGTTCGATGTTAAAGATTTAAAAAAATTAAATCGTAAAGACCCTGAGCCTCAGGACGACCTGGCCTGCGTAGAGTATGTGGGTGTTGCAGGTTTCCCTGGTTGGGTACAAGGTGAAGCGGATTACATTGCCTTTAAAAGAATTAAATATCCCTGGCTAATTGTGAACCGAAAACAATTGTGGGAGATGGTCGAGGCAAAGCTGAAGGAAAGAAACTACTCTCCTTCTATTAAACCCTGGTACGAGAAGGAAGCTTATGCGACTTATGATCGTAGCTACTTTGGTAAAAAAGATAAATTCTGTTGGGTGCCTTATGAAGATATTGAAACGCTCAAGGATGTGGAGAAATTAGATAAATGAATGAAAAATGTACAAAGTGTGGTGAAGTAAAACCTTTAACTCTTTTCTATAAAGACAAAGCTAAAAAAAATGGTTATCATCCTTGGTGCAAAAAATGTTTTAGTAAAACAACAACAAAGCGCCTAAATACAGAAAAAGGATATTTAAAAATGAGATATGATAGCATGAGTACGAGAGAATTGTCGAAGAACAGGTGGGGTCGAAAAAGTAAATGCCATTTCACTTTCGACGAGTTTCTTGCTGCTTTTGACAAGCATAAAAGTATATATGGAATGAGAAGTGCCTGGGGACCAGGGCCTGATCGTCTGGAAGAGCATTTACCTATAACCATGATTCAAGAGGGGAAAGGACAATTGGGAAAAAAAGGATGTATCAAAGGATCAAAAAGGATACCTAGTAATTTGAGCGTAGACAGACTGGATCCAAACCTGGACTACACTTTACAAAATATAATATTTATTAGATATGATGAAAATCAGAGAAAAAATGGCGCCAGCTATGAAGACTGTAAAATACAAATAAAGCTACACGAGGAAAGATTTATTGATATGAACGCTATTTAAAGGAGGTAAACATGGCAAAGAAAAAGAAAAAAAATAAGAAAAAAGATAAGAAAAAGAAAAAAAATAAAAAGAAGAGAAGATAGTTCTCATGAAAAAGAACGATCGATACCAGTATATCCATGTTCCGAGGTCCGATGACCAGGGAGATAGAACGTATGACGTGAAGGGGGTGCAATTACCCAGCGTCACGTCTGTTTTATCACGGACCAAGGACCAGGGATATCTGAAGAAGTGGATTGAAAGGACAGGCAAGGTGGAGGCTGATCGAATCAAGAACCATGCGTCCAGGCGCGGGACGGCCATGCACAAGTTTATTGAAGCTTTTATTCTCGGGAAGGGTTACGAGGACCTAACGCCCATAGGCCACGAAGCACGGCCCATGGCTCATAAGATCATTGAGAGGGGTCTGACGCCCATTGAGGAGTATTATGGGAGCGAAGTAACACTGTATTATCCTGGCCTTTATGCAGGGACCACGGACCTGGTCTGTATTCATAACGATATGGAGACGATCGTGGACTTTAAACAGGCAAATAGGCCTAAAAAAGAAGAGTGGATTGATGATTATAAGTTGCAAATCGCAGCATATGCCATGGCCCATGACTTTATTTATGGCAGCAGTATTAGACAAGGTGTAATAATGGTATGTACTCCTGACCTATATATGCAAGAATTCAAGTTCCAAGACGTAGTTTTAAGGCAGTGGAAACATAAATTCCTGAAAAGGCTCGATGAGTACTACAAAGGTGTTTGAAATGTGGCCAAATCTTGTCCAAAATAAGGCAATACATCTCATATATAGTAGTAAAACTCATGAAAAAAGTTTTTTAAAAAAAAACTCTACAAATAACGTAAAACGTCGAAATGAACGATTTATGTTGGTATTACTAGCTAAATGTACGACGTTTTACAAATATGTAAAATGTATAAAACGTTGTTGTATGGGGTGCGCGCATGCAAAAAGAGGTTTGCCTGACTAGTTTTGTGAGTTTTAGTACTATATAAGAAATATATGAGAAGGAAAAAATCAAAATATCAACATGTCAAAATCAATAAGAAGAGATTCTATTTCTATAAGATTTCTTGGCTTGACATCACCGCGGACGGAGGTCATGCTACGGCTGATGAGTTTGATAAGTTTGAGTGTTCGAAGATGACATCTTTTGCGTATATTTATAAAAGAACAAAGAAGTTCATTTGGACTTTTGCTAGTTATGATGAGAAGGACGAGGCCTATTCAGACAGGAACATTTTTCCTGTTGGGTGTATTTTAAAGCTAGAGAAAAGGAATGTGGAACCGAGGTAGACTATGAAGAGAGAAGAACGCTATAAATTAACAAAAGAAAGGAATGAATCAGGTATGGTTTCTGAAAAGATTATAGATACCAGGAAACAAAAAGGTTTACTCTCAGGCAACCCTGTTTACAAACCCTTTAGATACCCTTGGTGTTATGATGCCTGGTTGACCCAGCAGCGTATACACTGGCTACCTGAAGAAGTGCCTATGTCGGATGATGTCAGGGATTGGGCCAAAGTCATCAGCCCTAGTGAAAAGAACCTACTCACTCAAATTTTTAGATTCTTTACGCAAGCTGATGTAGAAGTGAATAACTACTACATGGGCCATTGTATGCACGTATTTAAGCCCACAGAGGTGAAGATGATGCTCTCTGTGTTCTCTGCTATGGAAACGGTCCATATGGCAGCCTATGCCCATCTATTAGATACGGTGGGATTACCTGAAACCGAATATTCAGAATTTTTAAAGATTAAGGCCATGAGAGATAAATACGATTATCTGCAAGGCTGTAAGTCAGACACTTTACATAATATTGCCAAGACCGTAGCAATCTGTAGTGCCTTCACCGAAGGGGTACAACTGTTCGCGAGCTTTGCGATTCTTTTGAATTTCCCAAGACATAATAAAATGAAAGGGATGGGCCAGATTATTACCTGGTCGGTGCGAGACGAAACCCTTCATTGTACTTCGATGATTAGACTCTTTAGAGAATTGATAAAGGAAAATCCAGAAGTCTGGACATCACAATTACAAAATGAAATTTATGAAGCTTGTAGTATCGCGGTTGGACAAGAAGATGCCATGATTGATTTAGCTTTTGAACAAGGACCCTTAGAAAATTTAACATCCGAAGAAATTAAACAATATATTAGATGGATTGCGAATCGAAGACTCGAACAACTTGGTTTAAAAAAAGCCTACCAAGTCGATAGGAATCCTTTGGTGTGGTTAGATTCCATTTTAAATGCTGTTGAACATATGAATTTCTTTGAAGGTCGATCTACTGAATATTCAAAGGCAGCAACAAGAGGTACGTGGGAAGAAGCTTTTAAAGATCTTAAGTCACCTTACTTTGATATGTTAGAGAAGAATAAAATAGTTGGAGAGAAGGAGTTCTTCAAACCCAATGTGGAATCCTAATAAATTATATATTATTTTTATGACGGGTGTTATTGTGGTTCTTTCTTTACATCTTCTATATCAGTATGGGTAGATGTCTTCGATAATTCCTTTTCCTCTTTTTCTGGCTCTGGTAATTTTTCTAGTTTGGGCTGTTGTTCACTGGAGGTAACATTTAAAATCGGTGCGTAATCGTCTAAAATTTGTTTCATCTTGGCTTCTAATTCTTGTTCTGACATGTCTTCTAATTTCCCATGCTTTATTATTTTTCGTTCTATGTATAGGCCTCCTGCTTTGCCGCGATTTGTTTCTGCGTTTACAGCTGCCGAGAAACTGTTCTTCTTTAGAGCCGCCTCACGAAGTCGAGCCAATTCAGCCAAGTGAGTATCATAAGTAATTTTGTGCTTTTCTAATCTTTCCTCTTTAAGCCTACCAACATACTGAACAACCAAAGGACTATATCTAGGATTCAATAGTTGTGATCCTTCAACTCTAGCACTATTCTTTGCGTATCCAGCAGCGATGGCTGCTTCACCTTGAGTCATAGGTCCTTCAGGTCCACCGAATACTACGAACTCGGCGAATCTCTTTTGCATCTCTGTTAATCTTTTAGGAACTCCCATACTTGACAATTTAAGTTAACACTGTTAAAAAGTCAAGATAATGTCGAAAGAAAAAACAATGCATGAACTAGCAAAAGAATTTCCAGATAAAACTTATAGGGAATTAGAAATATACAGGGAGAAGGATCGTCAGCAAGGAGCTGGTGTTTGTATTATGGGAGAAATGAAAAAAGATAGAGAAGAAACAAAATATAAAGAGTTGGAGGTAGCATTGGCAAATGCTCTCGCCGTCAACGAGTCTCATCAAAAATTAAATGGAAGATTACAGGAAAGATTGACAGAGGTAGAAGAAGAGAATAAAAAGATGCACAACGTTTTAAATCAAAAAATAAATGCTATGCGAAAGGCAGGAATGTAATGCAAGTCAAAGACCTACAACAATTTTTATCCAAATTTACTGAAGCAAATGCAACAGGCACGAAGCAGGGTAATGCTATTTCTAATGCAGTCATTATGGTTGAGAAAGATGGATTCTTACATGAAATAAAAAGAATGGAAGTGCACGAACATTCGGTTCCTATCATAGGTCATTCTGGTCATACTGCTCATAGATTAGTTTTAAAAACCGTAAAAAAATCTCCACTTATTATTCCTACGAAGCTGAAGGATGACTACTGACGTTAACCCTAAAAACAAATGGGTCCAGAAGCTAAATTATATCAAAAACTTAAGAAAGCTACCCCACAAATTATCTGGAATAGGATTGAAAATCTTAGCATTCCTGGTATGCCTGATTGCTTGGGCTACAACAGTCATGGCCACTTTTTCACTGTTGAGTTAAAAATAACGAAAGCTAACAAGCTCAAATTTTCGCCACATCAAATCGCGTGGCATGTTGCTCATCCTAAGAATACTTTTATCATAGCCGAGGCCCTTGGTCCGCGGTCCGTGAAACTTTTCCGTGGTTCACGGATCATGGAGCTTGTAGCTTGCGGCTTTAAGCTTGAGGCTTGTTGCTTGGGGCTTGATGCTTGCGGCTTGGAGCTTGAGGCCTGTTAGCTTGGGGCTTGGGGCTTGAAGCTTGGAGCTTGGCGCCCGCCACCAGGTTTCCCTGGTGT